TAAATTACAAGACTATCTTCAATCATCATTAATTGATTTAATGGTTTGATTGCTTTATGTAACCATGATAATGTTGATCCTTTATTTCTATCTACAAGTCCTGATGTACAATATGTAATTGAATCTCTTGTTAATTTAATTCCTTTTGCTGGATTTCCACCACTAGTTGTATATGGTTGTGTTGCTCCTTGAGGTGTGTATATAAAATATTCTTCTATCTCTGGAAAATTATATCCAGTTACATCTGCACTTGCTAAAGGTTGATTGTTAGCACCAGGTTTAGACTTCTTCATCTGGCGTATATACTTCATTTTAGAAGCATCAATATATCTCAGTTCTTGAATACCAGCATGTGGATCTTTCTGATCTATGACTTTATTGTAGTATAATCTTCCATCAATATACCAGTTTCTAAAAATTTCATGTGCTTTCTTATCAAAATCTAATAATTCACATACAAATTGAAACTCTTCTCTAATTTTTTTCTTTATCCCATCACTAGCATTTAAGTTTGATAGTTCTATTTCTATTGGACTATCATTAGTATCTGATACAATTGCTTCATTTACAATATCTTCTATAGCACTATCACATTCTGGATACAAAGACATCTGACGATATCTTCTAAGTAAATCATTTTCTGTTCTATATACACCCTCAATATCTACATATGATCCATAAAAACCAGAACTGACATAGTACTCTGATCCATCCTGTCTATTAGGAGGAACGGGAGATACTACGCCAGCAGGTGTTTTTTCTGTATCTTCAATGGAGAATCCAAATAATCTCGCCATGTTATATTCTTTTTAGACTATTATAGCACTATTTATTAAGTAATCAAGACCTCTCCAGTAGATCCACTAGATTGTGTTGAGTTACCTATTGTGAAGTATTGATATCTGAATGTTACATCAAACTCTTCTAACTGGTCTGTTGTGTCATAACTTACTGCAATTTCTCCAACTGTGATTGGGAATACATCAAAGAACTTGTAAGTTCTAAGAATTGATGATTCACCACCATCATTTGTTCCAGTATTTGCAGTAGCACCTCTACCTAACTGTTGGACAAATCCATCAGTCATATAGGAAGATGGGTTAGTAACACCAGTAGCATCATCTAATCTACTGATAACATTTGACCATCTCTCAAATGCAGTTCTAAGTTTGAAGTCCTCATCATTGATAATTGTAACTGTCCAATCATCAAAGGTTCTGTCTCCAGCAACCTTGAGTGTTCTTCCTCTAAATGGAACTTCCACACTACCTAAGTTTGATGCAGGTAATGCAGTTCCTTTTGCTAAGAATTTAAACATTCCATTTTCATTATCATCTCCTGGACTCCATGCTTCAGCAATTGCTGTAGGGAAAGTAGGAATTGATATCTCAAACAGATTAGGTCTGGCTCCACCACCAGCCAGTTTTGATTTAAATTGTGAAAGTGTTCTTGTTTCAGCCATTGTTTTAAAGTCCTCCTATGTTATCAATCTAATGGTTAAACAGTTCCTACAACTTCTTCAAAGCTAACTCCAGTACGAGTAGCAACGAAGGTTAGAGTCACAAAGTTGATAGACTTGGTTGGTTTCAAGTAGATATCAGCTCTAAACTCATTGTTGTCAATAACATCAGGAGTGTTATTGGTTTCATCACAAACAACTAAGAAGTCAAATAAACCCCTCTTAGCTTGAACATCTCTTAAGAATGGTTCAACAATGTTCACAAAGTTAGACCTTGTGTTGGCATCATTGAGTTCAAAGAGTTGAGCATTTGCAGCACCCTCAAGTGATTGTTCAACAGTTAAGAATAATCTCCTAACATTGATTCTATCAAATGCAGATGCATAAGATAATCCAGTTTTATCACCAAAGAGAAGTATACCTGCTCCTCTCTGATTAATTATTGGATTAATTCTAGAAGAGTAAAGTAGATCTCTCTGATCTTTACTTGGACTATATGCTAATTTAATAGCATTGTTCAGGATTCCTCTTTGCTGTCCTGCAGGTGAGAACCAAGGGAATGCTAAGATTCCAGTTCTTACCATTAATCCAGCAATATCACCATTACATGGAATGAATCTGAACTCATTGTTGAATCTATCAAACATGTATTTGTATCCACTATCAAATACACAGTAAGATGAAGATGATAAAGGACTGAAGAACTTCAACACATTATTAGTTTGTGTTGTTGTGTTAGTCACATTAACAACATTTGTTCTATGTGGAGAAACAGTTGCTATGCAATCCTTTCTAGCATTAGCAATAGAAATCAACAGATTTGCTTTTGCTTGTGATTGATCTTGAGTATCTAAACCAGGACCCATCATCAAGAAGTCAACTGCAACATCATCTTTATTCTCAAATAAGTTATATGATGTTAGTAAACTACCCAGAGTTGCTGTATAGTTTCCAGTGCCAGAACTATAATCCTGTCCACCAGTGAATGTGTATGACACATTTCCTATACTATTGAAGTTTATTCCTTGTGCATCTGATCCCCACAGACCATCACCAATTGCAATCTTAGTATAGTTTGGACTATTTCCAGATCCTGTAAATCCATTTATTATTGGATTAGTACCATGGAATGCATCACCAGCAGCAGATGGATTAGATCCAGCATAGATCTGAGTTGAGTTCTTAGCAAGGAAATCTTTATAGAAGATCTTCTTACCTGTCTCACCATCTGCTATAGCATCTTTTGCTTTAGATAGGTTAGTAAACTTCTCAAGAATATTACCCTGTATACCTGTGATACTTCCTGTATCATCTATGACTGCAATATGTAATGCATCATTCTTACCACTTCTTTGCTGAACAAAGTTACTAGTTGTTGGTTTAGGTGCTATTGATTTCCAGAAAACTGTTGCATTGCTTAATCCAAGAGTCTGTTGATCATACCAGTCAACTTGTGTTGCTACTGGTTCAGATCTTCCAGTTGCTCCACCACCACCAGTATTGATACCAGAGTTGTTTACAAAGAACAGTGTATCATTTGCTTCAAATGACTTAAGTGGATCACCTTCAGCATAGTCAATCTTTGTTTCTGTACCAGCAGATGATACTCTAGAAACAATCTTAACATCAATTGATGATGCTTTACCAACTGCATCTGTAGATACACCAGTGATTATTCCTTTCAGGAATCCAGTAAATGTTGATGTTGAACCAGCACCTGGTATTGTCACATCAGTCAATGCTGTTGTCACACCAAATCCAATTACCATACCAGCATTGTTTGGATCATCAGTTGTTATTCCCAGTGTTTGGTCAGCTTGATTATCAATGAAGCATACCTTCATATTGTTTGCCCAAGAACCAGGGTTCTTTGCTGCATATGTAAAGTTGGTTGCAGTGGCAAAGTTTGCCTCATAATCATCAAAGTTTTTAATCTTTGCTGCGTTTGTTGAAGCAATACCAACACCTGCATTTGCATTGTTTAGATTAGAATCATCTGTTCTAACTATCTTAAGCACTCCTCCATATGAAAGAAAAGATGAAGCAGTCATCCAATACTCATATTGAGCATTTGCAGATTGTGGTTTACCAAAAGTGTCAATCAATGACTGTGAAGTATTAATTTGTGTGACTTCATCCACAGGACCTTGTTTAAAAGGACCTGCAATACCACCAATGTTGTCTAATACATTCTCAGCTCTTCCTACTGTAAGATCAACTTCCCTGATTAATACACCAGGAGATAATTGAGGAGTAGCCATGTTTTTTTCCCCTTGAAATTCTCAGTTTATCTGAAAATATTTATTGTTTTTTACATTTTCAGAGGGGAAGCGATACATGAACTACCAATCTGGATATAACCAATCTGTAAACACTCTTTGTTTCTTTCTATTTTGTATCACTCTTCTTGTGGTGCATACTTTACATTCATATGAATATGCTGATGGTAAAGTTCCTCTTTCTTTTCTAGTTAAGTAAAAACCATCTATTAAATTTTTTGTTTCACCACAGGTTCTACATTCTCTTTCAGAGAGAAATAGATGATTATAGGTTATCTGCTCATCTATATCCATCATTCTACTTGTATAACTCCAACTATCTCTGGAAAGTGAGTAGTAAGATGTCTTTCAATACCCATCTTAAGAGTTTGAGCACTCATGACGCAAGTAGAACAGGCACCATGTAATCTAACCTTGACTACTGCTGCCTCTTCTTTTTCTCTCACACCATAATACATTCTTATATTTTCATCTAGATTATAATCAATCTCCACAAATTCTAAGTATCCACCATCTGCTTCAATATAAGGTCTTATATCATCTAATGATTTATTTACTTCTTGTGGAGATAACATATCACTTAATTAATTTTTGATTCATTAATTGCCTCTTTAATAATTCTTTTGAGTTGTTTTCCTTTTTTACCTAAACCAACACTAGAATCTATCTTTACCTTTACCCAATAAAGACCAATAAGAACTAAAGTAAAAGGAACAGCATCTGCCCATGAGATTTCATTCCATGCTTCAACTACATTTAATACTGAAAACATAATTTAATTAATAACTATACTATCTATAATCCCACATATAGGATCTATCTCCATACTCATCAGTAAACCATCTATCTCCCTCTTGATCTACAAAACTAGTTTCATCTAATCCATCTTCAATAAATCCAAAAGGTGCCATGTCTTGTTCTATTTGATTCTTTTGTTCTTCATATAATCTTTTTCTTACATCTTGATCTGTAAGTTCTTTAAAATAAT